AGAACAATTTTTAAACGGTACAGAATTTTACATTGGAAGAAAAAGTTATAAGGGTGCTGAGACTTATAGCTACAACCTAAAGGACAATTACATGTCCAAACAAATCAGATCATCCATAGATGAGAGGGTAGTATTAGAGGATTATATTTGTAATGTGTCTAAGGTAGGTAGGTTAGGATTTCAAGCTATAACCTTTGTAATGAGAAAGAAAGTAGTGGTTAGGTATAAGTTTGAAGATTTGGTAGAGTTTAAGAGTTAGCCTTCGGGCTAACTTCTTTTTTAAGATCCAACTTGTGTAGTAAGTTTTTTTGTTGAGGAGGATTTAAGAAATTAGAGCCGACTTCTTTTTTAATACACAACTTGTATGGGAACTTTTTTTTACTTATCTTTAGGTGGAGGTCAAGGTGACGTCACGGTGAGAGAAAACTGACAGTTAATTTCCCTCAACGGGTCTGACCTCGGGTTCTACTAGTTTGACTGGGAAATGAATTTCTCATAATTTTTAGACTATGGCAATATATATTCATATAAAGAAAAAGGGAGTCTGTGGTTATGAGCTTTCCAAGTCTTACTCCATAGAAATATGCACCAGAACCTCTAGTCCTTCACACCAAGTCTTCTCAAGTTGTTTGACTCCCCTTATTTTGAATCAAAATTACTATTGACGCTTCTCTTGATAAATGTGTTTAAGCCCAATCCCAATCTAGCCAATCTCTTCATTGTCTCTACATTCTGTCTACCAGCTTTTGCGTAACTATATCGATAAACGCTACCATTGGTACGAAACTGCACTGCTATAAAGTCGTCACCAATAACAAATGCATATACCGAACTCTTTCTACTTATATTTTTATATACTTCCATATAAATAAATAACCCTTATATAATATAAGTAATTTCCAGCAATTTTCCAACTACCCATTTTGCGAGATTTTCACAAGATCTTAGAAATTTTTTTTGGAGGAATTTACGTTATCTAAACAGTATATATTTATATAAAAAAGAATGCATGAAAAGCCTTGAAAGAGACTCTCTATTCTCGATATTTGAAAAAGGAGATGAAGAAGTATATAAAGATTTAGATCATAAGGATGAACTAGACAATAATTTCATTATCATGGGAATGGTAATTCGAGGAGTGGAGAACTATTTCCTAATTGACCAGTTATATTTTAATAGGTATGGAGAACATTATGTATCCGTTAAGGAAAAATTAAAGTTAAAGTACTTTATTGGACTTAATAATTATTTGCAGAGAATCACGGAGTTTGATTCAAAGACAGCTTCATCGCTTAGAGATGAGTTCGGAAACCTAGCCATAGTCTATGCACTCCAGACACTTCTCTTCTTTTTCGAAGAAAAAGAGATGTATGAAGACTGCATTCTAATAAAAAAATATTTAGATATTTTTTCTTCAAAGAGTTTGTTTATTGAATAAAAATTTCTATATTTAGGTCTATTAACAAATAAAAATCAGTTATGGAATTTTCATTTATGAGTCTACTGCATTATGGTAGTATCTACTTCATTGTCGGCATTATTATAGCCAATCTTATTAATTACGGACTAAAACGTATGTACGACCCTACTTCTTTTACTAATACTGAGATGATTATTACAATTGCTCTCTGGCCGCTGGTACTCTGGGTATCCATTCTTCAAGCTATAAACGGTAAGGATGTATAGAGATAAGCTAGATCTTGCTCATGCTCTTGATCTTGAGAGTAAAGGAGCAATCGTTATTTGTGATTTAAGTGGAGAGAACTTTCCTCCAATTCAAACTCAAGATAATAAAGGAGCTATATGGAAAGAAAACTTTGTAGCTCTACAGAGAAAGTTTCGTCACATTGCTCCTGAGAAGTTACTGGATTTTACTTCCTGTAGGTTTACCATTGAAGTAAAAGAACTTTCGGACGAGGAGACGGGCATGTTCTCCTGGAGATATCTACATGCTCTCGATACTCCGAAAATCAAGGAACTTACTCTAGACAACCTGGAATACGTTTATATTCTTGTAAATGATGCCTCTCCTGAGCTCATTAAGATAGGTATGACGCTCAAAGATATTCCCTCAAGAGTGAAGTCCATGAATACATCGGCGGTTCTTAATGAATGGTATCCCAAGTTCGGGTTGGCACTTCAAAAAGGTAGCGCTCTTAACGTGGAACAACAACTTCATAAGCATTTTGCTGCTTCGAGAGTTTCTTCCGATAAGGGAAGTTCAAGAGAGTTCTTCACACTAGATGCTCTTACTGCTTTTGATAAGATGAGAGACATGGGATCGTTGTTTATGGTTGGCAATCCTATTGTTTTTTAGTGCTATATATAACAAACTTGCGCGGCATTGGCTAGTCTTCGAAGTTAGGAGTTGTTTCCCAAAAATATTTTCCCTAACTTCGTCTAAAATAAAGAGTTTTATAAAAAGAAACTTAAAAATAAATTTAAAAAATTAATAATTAAAATAAAAAAAATGAGAAACAAAGAATTATTCGAAAGAAAATTGGATAAATTTGAATCGGAAGTGAAGTTAGTGTTCTATCACGTTAACCGAAATGAACTAAATGATGCTTATGACAAATTAAAAGAGCTTTTAGATAGATTGGATGACATGAGAACTTTATTAAATACGGAATCTCAAGACTAATGGAACTATCTGCAGAACAAATAGAGAAAAATTGGAATAAGTATCTTAAGATTGTTGATACTTTTATTACCGGAGATCGAAAAACTAAGTTAATTTCACTTTATACTGATTTAGCTGAAGAAATGATAATGGCTCCTGCTTCTTCTAAACCTTCTTTTCATAATGCATTTGCTGGAGGTTATATAGATCACATTAATCGAGTAGTACATTGTGCTATGAAGACTAAAGAACTATGGGAAACTATGGGAGCTACAGTAGATTTTACGGATGAAGAGTTAGTCTTTGCTGCTCTTAATCATGATTTAGGTAAAATAGGCGGTAAAGGTACTCCAGGGTACTTACCTCAGACGGATAAATGGAGACAAGATAAGTTAGGAGAGCTTTATACTATCAATAAAGAACTTTCTTTTATGTTAATTCAAGATAGATCTTTATTTTTACTTCAGCAATCAGGAATTTCAATGACAGAGAAAGAGTATCTAGCTATAAAGTTACATGATGGACTTTATGATGATGTAAATAAACCTTACTACATGTCTTTTAATCCAGATTCTAAATTTAGAACTAATATAGTTTATATCTTACATCAGGCAGACTTCTTGGCTTCTAAAATTGAATACGATAGATGGAAAAGTGAAGGAAATTCATCTCAACCAAAAGTAGAGAAAACAAAGGCAAGCTCAGGAAGAGTAGTTAATGCTTCGGAGGGATTAATGGAATTAGTAAAAAACATATAAAATGGAAATTGTAATAGGAATTTTAACAGCAGCACTGCTTATAGGTGGGTTTATTATTTGGAACTTAAACACCAAAGTTGTCCGTCAAGAAACTGTTATCGAATACCAAGTTGATTACTTACGTAGAATTTCTTATATTATACAAGAGTCTAAAATGTATATAGATAAATTAGACGAAAGAGGTATATTTAGGTCCGACGATGAAGTTGGAGCTTTTTTTAATTTTATGAAAGAAATTCAAAATGATATAAACTCTTTCCGTCTACCAGACAATTATGGAAAAAGAGAAAACTAGTAATTACTACTTCACACAAGGAACAGAGGATGCTATTGTCAAGTACAATACAACCTCTGACCCTGTTTTAAAAGATCGTATATTTACAGCAGAAATTTATTATCCTTTTTATAAACTTGTAGAGAACTTAATTCATACTTTTAAGTTTTACTATACGGATGTAACTAAGATAGAGGATTTAAAACTGGAAATAATCTCTGTACTCGTAGAGGAAAAGATTCATAGATTTGATGCTACTAATGGAGCAAAAGCATTTTCATACTTTCAGACTATCGTAAAACGGTGGCTGATTAACTACAATAATAAGAACTATAAAAAGTTAAAACAAGTAGGATCTTTTGACGAAGTAGCAGATTCGTACGAAACTGAAGAAGAAAAAGAAAGTGCTAGAGTTATTAGCTTATCTACAATAGTAGATCTTTTTGTTAAAAATTCATATGATGATATGGAAAGTATATTCGCTAAAGAGCAGGATAGAAAAGTAGCAGATGCGGTACTTACACTTTTCAGAACTCGTCATGATTTAGAAATTTTTAGAAAGAAAGCTTTATATATATACATTAGAGAGATGACAGATTGTGAAACTCCAACGTTAACTAGAGTAATTACACGACTTAAAAAAGAATTCTATAAAGTATATAGTCTATATCAGGAAGCCGGCTATACGGTACAATAAAAGGTTTTCGAGATATTTATATAATAAATAGAGTATGGGATTAGATACGACGATATTTGGAACTAAGACAGTTTCGGATGTAATGAAAGAAATTTACGATAACTCTCGAAG